TGAACAGAATCTCCATCATTTGAAAGGGTTGAATTAAGCGTTCCTTTTGTGACCAAATAATTGCTGTCTGTAATTCCACTTAAAACCCCATTTGTGATTGTGGGAGTTCCTGTAATATCATACTGAACACCGTCTGTTTCTTTTAATCCAGTCCCAATATCTAAAATAAGATTACTATTGCCGGTACCAGCACCGATTAAAGTTCTTGCAGCCAGTTTTTCTGCATCAGTAAAAGTTAAAGTATTTGTTGTCAAACCAGCTTTTACTGCTGTGTCAATTTGACCCGGCATAACAGGGTTGTTAATATTAGCTAATTTAGCTTCTGTTTGTCCTTGTGATGCACCAACAACATACAAATTACCAGAAGAATTGATTGCTAAACCACCTGTGCCTGCACCCAATTTTATAACCCCGTAAGTTCCATTAAGTGTTACAGGACTTATATTTGCCACTCCTGAAGTAACAATGCTTGTATTATTTATTTGTACGTCAGATACTTTACTTCCTGCTGTTGAATTGACTTCATTTATTGCACTTACCAAGTCTGTATTAGCAGTTGTTGTCAATGTTGATAAATTACCAATAGCTGTTTCATTTGTAGTAATCTGTCCTATATTTGTTGCAGTTGCACCAGAATTGAGAGCATCCCATTGTTCTTGAGTTAAATCAAGAGAGATTTTATAATGCTTTGGGGTATATAGATATAATACTGAGTTATCTTTGCTTATGATTTTAAAATATTCTATATCCAAAGACCCATTAAAAAATCCATAATCGCTTGATGAATAGGAATTGTCATCATATCCTAAATATAGTTTAGAATTTGAAGCATCACTTAAATATCCAGTAGAAGGAGAAAGAATCAATGTTTTTTCGCTTTCTTTTGTATATGAAACATTGTCATAGGACAAATATACTTCTGTTTTTAGTGTATTAACATCTATTTTTGTTTCTATTATTCTTAAATAAACTTTTTGATTCGTTGGCAAAACTATCTCAGGAGATGATGCTATCCAAGTACTACCTGTCGTATGATGATACGCTAACTTGAGCTTTGAACTCTCTTGATGATAAAATATAGCAGATTGACCACCATCAGAATTAGGTTCACTAATAAAAACTGTTGAGGTGTATTGACTCCCAAGATTTTGATTAAAAGTACAAGCAAACTCAACGATTGTTTTGTCACCAATATCTGTTAACTCGCAGTCTCCAAGCGTTTCTTTTGTTTTTAAATAATTATTTGATGAAAATCCACTAACAACACCATCATTTATCGTGAGACTTCCTATGATTTCATAAGGTGGATTATTTGTGACAGATATGTTTGTACCAGAATATAAATCAACTCCAAGAATGTGTGCGATATTATTTTTTACAACAGATACCCCATCTACTTCCACATCATCCACTTTAGATTTCCCAATATTATTTACTTCGTTAATGGCATCAACAAGGTTGTCTTTTAATGATGTGTTTAATGAAGGTAAGTTTCCAATTGCATTTTCGTTGATTGTAATTTGATTGATGTTTTCCTCTGTTGCACCAGAATTGATTGCAGCCCACTGACTTGCAGTGAAACTTGAATTATTTAGTTCATATTCAAATACCCAACTTGCTGGCGTTGTTGCTGTTGTATATTTGTATCTGTCATATATAGTGTTTCCTGATGAATCTGTGCCAACAACAAACGCATAATCGTTATTTGTTAAAGGTCCACTATAAGCTTCCAAATCTGCGACACTATTAAACGTACCAATAAAGTTAGCAGTATTTGTTGCAATAGAACTATTGACAAAGTTTTTATCTGCTAACTGATTCTGTTCTGTTGCTTGTGCAGGAATTAAAGCACTGATTCCGTCAACAACATCTGTGATTTCCTTACCACTCAATGTAGCTGTACTTCCAATCTGGCTAAGAGATATTCCATAAGTTGTATTCAATGTGAGCGTGTTTACACCATTGATTTTTGCATCTTTACCGTCTGAACCGTCTTTACCATCTGGACCTTGTTCTCCTTGCTCTCCCTGTATTCCTTGCGGAATCCCAAAGTTTAATACAAGGTGATTATCTGTACTAACATTCTCTACATACGCATCAGAGCCAGCAGGCAATGTTTCAACAGTTCCAACACTTACTGATACCGCACTATGCACATCAATATTAAATATTGTTTCCCCACCTTGCTCAACGTTAATCGTATAATCAACATCAGATGTAGCAATAGAGTTTATATCAACAAGAGAAACAACCTTAAAAGGTATTGTGTTTGTAATTGTGGCTCTTTTGTCGGATTGGCTTATTAAATAAAGAGTCCCATTTATATCACCATAAGGAAGCTTGCTTGATTCTTGAGAAGATAAGTTGTAATCAATAATACCGCTTGATAAATCATTATAATTTTTTGTAATTGTCCCAAGAACGATTTTTGCCTTAAAATCGCTAACTGTTAAAATAGAGCTTGTTATTTTGAACTCAACAAGATTTCCATCGTTAAAATCCGTATCGTCTCCACGAACAATGATAATTCTTTTATCTTTTGAACAACAACAAGTCATTTTTTCTCCTTTGTACACTCTTCTAAATAAGACCGAACAAAAACATCATCTTTATATAATTCACGAACCGTTTTCCACGTTGGCTTAGGCAAAGGGTGGCATCTTTGCACAACAACGATTTCTTTACTTTGACAAGCAGTTAGACAAATCAAAGTCAAGAACAGAAATACAGACATCATCTTGTTTAATGTTTTCATCTGCCTTTTTTACCTCTTCTGATGCTACCATAATATCCTGCCTGCTGTCAATTAGTATTTGCGTAGCTTCACTTTCAACTTTTGCTTTATGTGCATTATATCCCTTTTGATACGCAATATATATACCAAGAAAGAATACAATTATTGCTGTTAAGAAAAATGATATAATACCAGCTATTTTATAACTCATTTTTCCTCCAGTTCTATATGGGGAAAATCTTTCAGACCTGTGAAGAAAGCACCACACCTGATTTTAATTCCTTGTTCTCTTGCCACATCATAAGCAAGTGCTACCATTTTATGCCACCGAATATCATCAAGCGACCAGTTAATTGGACAAGGACAAATATCAACAGCTTTACTAGGCAGAGAATTATGTTTGCTTTGCCCAAAGTGTGCTTTGCTCTTTCCTTCTTTAAATGCTTTTTCTTGTTCTTCTTCCCCTCTATGTCCGCAAGTAATAGTCATATCAAAATCAGAACGCTCAAGCATACGCTTACATAAATTCTGCAAACGTATGTCGCACTGTCCTAATCTTTCTAAACTTTTACTTCCAAACGAAAAAGGCATACTATCCTCCAATGTTTAAAATCCCTTTGAAATCTGTTGTAGGCACTCCTAATAGACCACCTAAAATGAGTAAACTAATTATTATTGAAACCCAAAATAGTTTATGGTCTTTTAGTGCCATTATTTTTTCAAACAATGTAGGCTCTTTCTTTTCAAGAAGTCTCTTTAATTCGTTAAATTGTGATGTTAAACCAATGAACCCAGCTTCAACTTTTTCTTCAAGAGAACCCATACGCTTTTCAATCTCTGTCATACGCACACCCATTTTCTCACTATCTTCAATAACTTTTCTGAATACCATCACAATTTCTCCTTTCGTAATGGTCTTTTTGTTCTGGGATAGCATATCAACTGCAGCCTTCGTTCTCTCACACATCTAATCCTCACAAATCATACAAAACAACCGTATTCGTTCCACCAAACCCATTCTGAACACTTGTAAAGTTTTCCAATGTTGATTCCATATCTGCTGGGAAATGAACCGTGCAACCTGTTATGCCTTGCAACATATTGTCAAACTGGTCTGTTCTTACTCCAACATCTGCCAAAACTGGGAATGATACGCTTTCCAAGTGTAAATTGCCGACAAAAGCACTTGCCAAACATTTTGAACCTGTTATTTCAGTACATTTGGGGAATGATACACTTTCCAAACTTCCATTGACAAAAGCCTGCTCGCAAGAACTTGCTGTATGTAGTTTTTCTAAATCAGGGAATGATAAAGATACTGCACAACAGTTATAAAACTTATACATCAAAGCTTGACTTGCTATACTCTTTACCCCAGTAAATACCAAATCAGTGTTTTCACTCGGAACTCTCAAAAGCCCGTCAGATGAAACTTCGCCAAGAAACGTGTCAACGGTCGCACCATATTTCCGTTTATTTGTGCCACCGCCTGAACCACTCGTTTCGTAAAGCCCTTCTAATAGCTCTATCATTATGCCTCGCTTGTTATATTCACATAACTCTTGCTACTTGATTTTAACCATAATTTATCCGTTCCAACTGTCCATTTAAGAACTTTTAATCCATCAACGATAACACCAGCTTCCGTTGTCGGCTCGCTTGCACCCTCAACAGCCAATATAGTCCCTAAACCTCTGTTTTGGATAAAATATGTATCTCCTTGTGTGATTGTCCCTAATGTAGACGCATCTACCCAAGAACTTCCAATTTCATCATAAGCAATCTGTGCCATTATTTTTCTCCTTCTTCTGGATACGGAAATCTCTCTTGTATATCAGCAACAACTTCCGCACGCTGTTGCTTTAATTCTTCAATCTTCGCCTCTATTTCAGGCGTTTGTTCCTCATCTCTCAAAGAATCTATCTGACAAGTAATCGGGTCTTTTTCTAAACGATACGCTTCAGCCCTTGCCTGACGCTGTTCTTCATAAGTTGGAACGTGAATTTCTCTCTCTACTACTTGGAATTGACGGATTTTTTCTCCATCTTCTGTAACAATAGGGGAAATTTCTTTTATGATATATCCATTTTCAACAGCAAAAGCTCTATATAAATCCCAATCTTCAAGACCAAAAATGTCATTTAGATGAGGCTCTTTTACTTCTACTTCTTCAATTACTTCTTCAACTTTCTTTCTTGACATTTTTTACCTCCTTATTTCCACATTCCTATCGTCATCCACCTAAATTCACTAGCAGACGTGTTTTGTATTCTTGCTTGGAACCACGTTGTTTCATAATTGTAAATTGATGTCACTGCTCTATCTGCACCTCCTCCAGCTTGCGAAGAAACAAGACCCACATAATTTTTGTTAATATAAGGTTGGTTAAGAGTAATAGCTGGGAATTGGCTTGTTTCATTTAATATCCCCCATTGAATCATAACGCCAGAAGAATATTTGATATATCCTGTACCTTCTTCTATTACGACAGAAGGATTTGATTTTGCCGTTGTTTCAGCTTTCTGCGACCACATAAACGGCAAATCACTTTTGTCTAATGCGTGGAATGTTGATTTCGGCATCCATTGTTCTGGGTCAATAGCATTACCTGTTCCTATGTACGAAACTGGAATACCATATCCTAGTTGCCAGTTGCTATCATTTTCATCTGTTAAGTCATTACCAGTAGAATTATATTTAATAGTATTAGTGCTTGGCTTATACCACAAAGTATAGTCATTGTCAGTAGGCATTGTTTCAGATTCAAAATATTTGTTAGCAAAAGAAATATTACCGCTAGGTCTTATTACAAAAACTTGATTTTGTGTACTAGTCCAAGTTCTATTGTAATGACTAGCTGAAGTTGTATATTCTATATTCTTTAATGAACCATCTGAATTAAGACCGTCAGGAATAAGAAATTTTGTACCACTAATTTTAAAGCCAGCAGAGCCAATAAATCCAAATCCATTAAAAACATAATCTATTTTAGCCACATTTCCGTTTGAATCGCTTGTTATAACTCCAAGAGGATAACTTGTATTATAAGATGTCCAAGTACTTCCGCCATCTGATGTATATTTAATCGTATTATTTGTCGTATCAAGCCAGAACATATAAGTATATGCTGACGGAGGAGAAGAAGAAGCCGATGCATAACAATAGTCAACAGAATGTGCAGTTAATACGCTGGTCTGATTTAAAAATAAAAGGAATTTTGTATCAGCAGTTAAACTTAATGTTCTAGATATATCAGACGTTAATGTATAAGTATCGTGACCTCCACTTCTTGGAATAGTGACCTTAGAACCTGATTTTAATGTTAAAACACCAGAACTTAATTCAAGTTTAATATTTTGTGGAATCTCAGGTATGCAATTTGAACGCATACTATTTATTTTACTATTCCTTGCACCAACAGTATCTGCTTGTGTACTTGTTGATGTATCTTCTGTTGGGTTTTGAAAATTATTTGTACCAGTCCAAGTATTATTGCTTGACAAAGCAGGTACATCAACAACCCAGCTTGTGCCAATATAAGCAGGAGTAGTCACAAAGTTATCTGTATTATTCTGCTTCGTTGACCTCAATATAAATGTATTTCCACTCCCGTCTGTGTACCATAAACGAGCATTCATTGGATAGCCACCAATAGCAGTTGCAATAGTTGCATTGTATGTATAACATCCACCTGCTTGTTGGAAATAATTATGTATTGTTGATAAATACCCCAAAGCATTGAAGTCTTTTCTTTCAGGTGGCAATCCACCATCATCTATTGCTTCAGATGTAATCTGTGGGAATCCATTTACTAAGTCTGCACGCTGGGGATAAGTACTCGGGTCTGGGTTATTGTTATAGAGGGTATTCTTATCCCCGCTTTCCGCAAAAGGTTTTGTTAATGAAGTAGGTTGTGTTAATGTTTGCATAAGCTTCTCCTTAATTCAATAATACTTTTTTTTATATCTTTTGTCAAATTACCCATAATGATTATAGAACGGTTTATTATCAAACGGAGCAAATGGCTGCGGACTTGCACCGTCAACAAAGAATCCAAAGAACGAACCACTTGGAACATAATAGAAATTCACTCCAACACCAGTAGGTTTTGGGAAAATATCTGTTGAAAATACATATTTTTCAAGCTTGTTTACATAGAAATTAAAAGTAACATCAATTTGCATTGTAGTTACTTCGTCTATATAAACTTGTCCACGACCTTCAAATGCAGAGTTTAAAAGCATTTCTAAACTTGGTATTGTAGCATTACCTATATTAGACATAGCTCTAAATATCAAAAGAGTCCTATATAAATTTTCTATTTCATCAGCTGAAAAAGTTATACCGTCAACGGTTATTTCACCTTGTAAAAATATCTCAACCTTTTGATTGTTGTCATCTATGAAACTAATAAGCCTGCTTTGGTCTAAAATCTTTCCCCACCAATCAAGCCCATAACCAGTAGCAGTTCTGATATTATAAACGACATTGTACCAATCCTTTATTGTCTTGTAGTTATTGAATTGTTCTCTTATTCCTTCTACAAGCTTTACATATTTAGGACTGTTTGCGTACTGTGAAATCATTAAATCACCTCAAAACTTATCTCTGATTCTGATAATACAGGAAGCTCATTCACATTAAAAGTTAAAACATCACTCCAAGTATTACCGTCTTTTGATACTTTAACATTTATAAGCTTTAATCCACTAATTTGCAATCTTGAAACATCTCCATAAAAACGGCTCGCATAAACAGTTGAACCAATCGTTATACTTTCGTCATCTGTTTTTCCATCATAATCATCTAAAATCGCTTGTTTGATTTGCGTTTGGACATCTTGCGAAACTGCTTCTCCCAATCCAACTTTAACATAAATAGTTTCGTAAGAAGGGATGTCATAATTATATGTATAAGTTTTACCATCTATAACCTTACTGCAAGTATTACTACCAGTTGTATCACACCCAGCAGATTTTGAATCGTAAATAGCCTGTGCAAGCTCTTCACTTGTTGCACCATTTACGCAAACATAAATTGAATGTGGATTTATTGTGATACCGCTATATGTCGTGCTATCAGCTGTATTTTTATCATTCTCTGCAACAAAAACATCTGTAACACCTTCTATTTCAAAAACTCTTGAATATACACTACTTAAACTTCCAGTAGCATTACGAGCAAGCTCTCTTTTTCTCCTGTTCTCAAAGTCAACTCTTGATTCTTCCTCTTTGCCGAGAACTCCACTTGTCGTATTATTAACAGAATCCCAACCAGATACAGAAGTGTATATTTTATTAAGTGTATTCGCAGCAACTGGGATTTCGCCAGTTTCAACTGATTCAAACTGTAATGTAATAGTCCCTGATGCAGGAATTGTCCCACCATTTACACATACAAACAAATCTCCATTTGTTGATTGCACCATAGCAGGATTTATACTTGATTTCCCATTTAAAACAGTTCCTTGACTACCTATACACACACAGTTAGCAATACTACTTGTCGCTACTTTTCTTTGCAACCCATAAATACTTCCAAGAGCATCCTGAAATATCCCATTTGCAGACTCTGGATTTAATTGATTGAAGAAATATAACAACATAGCATTGTCAAGCATTTTTTCTTCCGTAAAGTCATTTATAGCCACACCTTGCGGAGTTGCGTCATCAAGGTTTAAATCTCCTCCAAAAGCATCTGTAAAAATCTCTTGAAACTTGCTTTTTACATCATCTGCTGTTGGAACTGAAATGCCTGTTGGACTTATTGTTATCTGTGATGTCATTGTATATCTTCTCCTACAATAATTTCTTCTCCGTTTTCGTTAGTTACATAGATGCTTGCGTGCAAAGTCCTATCTTCTATTTTATCAAATACGACTAACGACTCATCAACCCCATCAACAAGCAAAGCCTGCCGATTCATCTCTTCGTTTAAATACTCTCTGTTTGTATCAACAGAAGCATATCTAACCCCTCTTTCTAAATCAGTAGGGATTTCTCCAATAAAAACACGAACAGAAGATGAAACATCTTGTGCCAATCTATCATTACCCTCTTTTGTTGCGATATTTCCAAGCTCATCTACATAAACATCCCAACCAGTATCCAAAGCCAATGTTTTCATCACTATCCTGCCTTTACAATACTACTGCCAGTCGTTATCTTCCCAGTTATTAAATCAACGCTATCGCCTATTCTAGCTACTCCGAAACCAGTATCGGTTCCCAAATTTACAACAGGACTGATAACACTAGCACTTTCACTTGCATTTATAGTAGCATTTTTAACATTGATTGTCAAATCTTTATCACTTGTTATATCTATTCCATTCTCTGTGAAATCTATAAATTGAGTTGGCTCTGAATTAAATCCTAATAATCCACCTATATATACACCATCTTGCAGGCAGTATTCTCTCTTTGTATTGACAATCCCACTATTTATGGAAATCCTTGAAGCATCTTTTTTGGATATAATCATTATGCCTATATCACCAATCGCAGGTACAGCCTTTATAGCACTATTTCCAAATTGCCAACGGATATATTTTATATTCGGTATTACATCTACTGGGACAGCTTCATTATTTGCATCAACTTCTTGTATTACTGGAATAACATCTATTGTATCAACTTTTCGTACAGCTGTTTCAACAGTATTTACCCCAACAACTCTTACAAGAATCATTGTCTTTACTTTATCAACTTCTTTGTTGATTATGTATAATAAAGCATTCAAGCTATCAACAAAATCACTGGGTCTTGCACCCATTTTTAATCCGTTAGACATTTATTACCCCCGTTCCATAACAGTGAATTGTAATAGTCCAATTACCGCCAATTTTAGTTGATAAATTATATTCCATTTTAGCTATATTCCACTGACCGTTTGCAGCAGAAACTTCACTATCTTTTATAACTATTCTATCTTTTATTTTTATAGGAAGTATTTTATCTATTGTTACTTTTATTCCTTCAATAGAAAGCGTTGGATAATTTATATATAAATCTTTTGTTAATATCCACGGTTTAGGAGGAGCTATAAAATCAAACACACTTACGTTTGTTGGGTAAATGTCAACAGAATCGTTGTTTATAACAGCTTCAACAGAATAAGCATCTCCTGCTTTTCTCAACCTCTCTTGCAATCCACACCCATCAACGCTTGGGTCATCACAGAATCCAAAAACACCGTGATTGACGCATTTTGTCCCATAATCCTTACAGATTTTTTCAAAAAATGAAGGTACTGAGACATTCCCCTCAAGATGTGAAGGAGGAAGTTCACTCTTTACATTGAAGAATGTCCCAGCATTAGAAACAATTTCAATATATATGTCTGGTGCAGAATATACAGGGATAGCTGTTTCTATGTTCCCCTCATAGATACATTTCTCGCCATCACCATCATCAGCATATACACGAACTGCTTTTTGAACTATTGTTAAATCACGCCACCTTATTGTTGTCAAGGCATCCATTTTTTCTTTTGATATACCATATATCTTAATGTTTGCCTTAAAATTTGATGAACGACTTAAAGCTACCTTATTTATAAATACTTCAATAGGTAAATTTTCAAATGTCAAAGTTGGAGTACCAGGGAAAAATACACCTTCTGTCCTTTGAATAACAACTTTTAGTTTTTTTTCACTAAACATCAGCTTCCTCGTAATTCAAAATCCACCTATCATTAAGACCATAATATATCGGGTCTAAATTGCCCTGCGTATCTTCAAAATAAAGGCTTCCTTTTAATGCAATCGTTTTATATTGATTTAATTTGCATTTATTTAAACAAATCATACCTTCAATTTCTTTTTGTCCATCTATTGTGAGATTCATATAAAGATACAATCCCATAGTTATAAAATCAAAGTCGCATTGCTTCCCTTCAATTTCAATGGAGAAACTTTGATTTGGTACTTGTTCAAGAGGAATTGTATATATAGCCATTTTAACACCTATTTAGATTGTAAAAACTTTTTACCATAGCTTTGTGCTTGTTTAAACATAGTTTCTTTTTTCTTTACAGGTTCGTTGAACATAACTTCTTGAAATGTTAGCTTTGCAAGAAGAAGACCAGAACCACCATCACGAGTAAAACTATAATCAAGCTTTGTTAAATTAAGATTGCTTATTGTACCAAATGGAGTTTTTACTCGGCACAAAGTTGTGCTTCCTTTATACTTTTTTAATCTTTCCAAAACTTCTTCAATTAAAGTCTTATATCCGCCTTTACCAAGTTCAACAGTTATTATGCTCGGTTTTCTTACTTTATTTACAGAACGGAAAGTGCTTGACTCAATGGTATTCTGTACGATTTGCGAATCGTGTACTCCATTTACAGATATGCAAGAATCAAAACTTGCAATCTTTTCCCAATCTGCATCACTTTCTCCAAATAAATTGTTAATTGCGTCTTTTAAAGACTGCAAACTATCCAGAACAGTACGATAAGCACTTAACCAAGAACTATCTTTTTTAGGCTTCATTACTGGCTCTTTCATAACCTCAACATCCCAACTTGTTATTTTAGGAATCGGCAATCTTGAAGAAAATATATCGCCTAATATCTGTTGTCCATATAACATTATGCAACCCTCCAACTCATCACTGAATATAGATTTTCTGCGAAATCTTGATTAGCATTTGAAATACCTTGCTGAATTTCTCCTGCCGATACATTACCATTAGCATTTATCGTATTATTATTTTCAATGCTCATAGAAACATTTACATCTTTTGTTTCATAAATTGTGGATGATTCAGCACCATTCTGTATATCTTTTAAGTATTCTAAATCCATTTGAAGCTCTGTTTCCATAGCACCCTCGTCATATTCACCGAGAACACGACCAAATTCATCTGTTTGATAAACTCTTTTACGGCTTCCTTGAAATATACCAAAACCAGCTCTTTCAAATTGTTTATTTGCTTCTTCCGATGTTATTTTCCCTTCTTCATATAATTTTATAATTGCATTTTTATATGTTTGGTCTGCCATTGTTGGTGGTATTCTTTCAAAAATTTTTTTAGCAAACCAATCTCCAGCCATACCACCAGCAACAAGTGCCGCTATATATGGTATTTTTGAAATAACAAAAGAAGCAGATTCTTTAATACCATTAGTTAATAAAAACTTTAATCCTTGAGAACCAAGTAAAAATGCACCAACACCAGCAATATCTCTTCCAATTCTGTTTTCATCTTTACCTAATTCTCTCATAGCATCTGAAAGAAAATTCATTGAATCTGTTAAAAAAGGAATATCTGAAACAAATTTATCTCTAAATGTCTTAAATTCAGCAACAAAACTTCTACCAGCATCATTTAAATCAGCAAGACCCTTATTCTGTTCATCTGTTAATGTTACTTGTTGACTTATTAACTTTGATAAATTGTCAGAACCCTGTATTAAAACTTTTATATTCTCATCTGATAGACCAAAATTATCAGATAATAATTTTATAGTTTTTTGTAATCCTATATCAGAAGCACTTTTTTTAGCCCAATCAGACAATTTTATAAGTGCTTCATCAGGACTTATATATTCTCCCTTTTCATTTATAGTGTTAATCCCCATCAATCCAAGAGTTCTTATCAACGGAGATACTTTACCACTTATTTGTAAATCATTTATATCGTCTGATATTTTTCTTAATGTTTGTTCAACATTCTCTGCCTTACCACCAGATTTCTCAAACGCTTTACCAATAGCCATCAAGCGTGAAGGAAGAACACCTGTTCTGCTTGACAAGTTTTCAATGCTTTTCGCAGCAACAGATGAATCGTGTGCAATTTTAATAAAAGCACCACCACCAACCAATGAAGATATGCCACCAAATCCAGAAAATGCACTTTTTAAACTTTTATTAGTTTTTATGGCTGATTTCTGGATTTTGCTCAATTCTTTTGAAAACTGTTTAAGACCCATTTGAGCCTTTTTACCGTTCAAAAGAACATCTATCACTAATTCATTTGTCGCAACCACTATCTTCTCTTCCTTCTTTCTTGAGCCATTTTATTCTTTTTTTGCTGATTAGCTATATTTATTATAATAATTTCTAACAAATCAAACAAATCCTCTAACCCATAAACTGTTTCAAGCTCGTGTAGAGTCGCTAACCTGCTATTGACTACCGAAGCTATCATTGGCGGCACATTGACATAAGATGTCAAAGAATCATCTGTTTCTATTTTGACTCCGATTCTCCGCCTTGTACGAAAAAACCGAAACACAATTTCAATGCTTCATATCTTAATCTTGACAAGGTTGAAGAATCTTCAACAACAGAATCCACCAACGAACCGCTCATATTGACATATACACCGTCTTTTTTAAACGAAGCACAAGCCAACAATTCATTCAACAACGGTTCAGCTTTCTCATAATCTAACTTGAAAAAGGAGTCTAACAAATCAGTAATTGACATTTTTAATACATCAATGACAGAAGTACCACCTTTGCCGAATAGACAGAGGGCTTTCATAGCCCATCTGTCCATTTGAACGGCAGACATTTCTGTCACTTTAAATGTCTTTCCTGCGTCTCTTCCTTCTTCAATCGTTATTTCTATTTCTTTTCTCATTTTTTCCTCCTAGATTTTTGATTATAAAGAAACAGATGTGATGCTCTCACAAACGAATGTAGCTTCTCTCGGAGCTAAAATCTTTTCAGCATCAGGGATTAACTTATACCCAGTCAAAAGACAGTTAACCAAAGTAAATGTCTTTTTAATACTCGGACAAGTAATGATAATGCTTCCAAAAATAGGAGTCTGTGAAACTTCCATTGTTTGAAATAGCAAATCTAATCCCTCAAGAGTCGGGCTGTTAGCTTCAAAAGTGAATGTGATGCTTTTCTCAACTGGTGTATATCCCGCTGCCATTTTACCATCAACACCCATTCTGTGTTCAACAGTCTCATAGTTATCTTGACTCCAAGCACTATCCGTTGAATAAGCTTCAAACTTTAACCCAGCTGGGAATAATGAAGCATACAAGTAAGCACTTGAATTAGCCGCTGTTATATCTTTAGTCATTTTCTACCTCCTTACAGTAAAACAGTTGAAGTTCCTTGAATCTTCTGGATTGAACCACCATCCATATACCAGAAATTCACAACAGGCGTTCCTCTTTCTTGACGAACTTGTGTTGTTGGGTCAAGAATTTGTAAATACCAACCTTGTATCTGCAAAGCACCGCTAATGTCTAATCCAGCTTCTGATTCTACCGTTGCTTTTTGTGTTTCACTTAAAGAAACACCTTGACGAATAAATCCAGCATTTACAGCTGTGTTAATTGTGTCCATAGCTGCAGCTCTTAAAATTCCATAACCAGCTTGATTATAAGGAACTGTATTATTCATTGTCAAAGCGTTAATCCAAGCATTCTGCAAACCATCACGGATGAAAATCTGTCCATAGTATGTATCTGCCCATTTAGCATTTCCAGAAATCTGCCCATTTTGCAAGAGCTTGAATTGATTTGATGCAGTAGCATAATCACCATAGAAGTTATATCCATTTCCTAAAAGGTTTTGTGCATCTGCTTCATCATCAACAGTGAATGCAAGACCGTTCTGTTGTTTGAACGCTAATGTCTTTCTTCCATTCAACAAACTTGGGTCAATAGAAGCAATAATTCCCATAATAGCCGCTGATAAATTCTTTGTATTGTATGCACAGCACACTCCATAAAAATCAGCAACTTGTCTTGCTAAACAAGCACTATTATTCGCAATCAAAGCATCTGCTGATTTATCTGTTAAGCAATAGATAAACCGAACACCTTGGTCGTTGCACCATTCTGCAAGCTCAAACGCTTCAACAGATGTTTCTTCCCATACAGGCATAAACGAAACAAAATCAGAATTGCTTTTCACACAATCTTCCATTGTTTCTGTCAATGTCTTTACAGCAGAACCTTGTGATAATGTTCCGCTTGTTAAACCTAACAAAGCAGACACATCAGTTCCACTTGAACCAGCCGTTGCAAATTCAATCGTACTTGTTGCACCAGTTGTTGGAGAAGTAATAACAAAAGCTTGGAAATTGCTATCCCAAGAACAAGTCGTACTTGCCAATCCAGATGCCAACTTCGTTTGAATAGCAGTCGCAACAGCACTGAAACTTGTAGCAGAACTTAAATCCAAAGAAGTAATACTGATTGAAGTTCCGTCAACTTTAATCCCAAAAGAACCATTTGTAATAGCCGTCAATGCACTTAATTTAGCAGGAGAACTAGCACCTCTTAAAAATGCAGCAGCTGCACTGCTAACGTGCCTGAAAAACCATAAAACAGATGGCTTTCTACTTGAATTGCTATCAGCTAAAAAATAATTGGAAGCAAGTTCATATTCTTTTGAACTTGTACCGAAGAAATCACCAACAGCCGATAAACTATAAAATGGTAATGCCGTTTTTGTCGCCAGGGAAGAACTTGTAGACAGAAAAGTTCCAACAAAAGACAAACCAGACAATCCACCACCAATAACTCTCGGCGTGATGTCAACTAATTGTGAAGCAGGTATTGTCATTTATAACTCCGTTTCTAATATATTTAATTCTGCCGTGTTAAACCAATCTTGATTATCAATAACGGCATCTTGATAATCAATCTCAAAATCAACCGACCATCTTTCAACATATTCCATTTCTCCAGATATGCCAGTCAAGTTTTTAGCTTCATCGCAAGATATAGGCTGTATGCTATACTGTTTTAAAAAGTCGCATAAAAACTCTGTTCTTGCTATATTCATTATAGCATTTGCTCTGTCAAATGCCAAATCACCATAAAAATCTATCTGTACTGTTACTCTGTAATCTTGTTCACTTTTTAACCCATTTGATGAATAAGTAACAACAGGCGTGCAATCCCTAAAAGGATTTAATATCGTAAAAATAATGTAATCATTGTTATCAGGCAAAGGGACTCTGTTATTATATCCACACACGATATTGTCTGCTTTACAGTTCGTGTATTTCTTTAACATTTCCCTTATTCCTTTTTGGATATTTTGTTTAAGAGTTGCTGTCATTAGATTCCTCCTCAACTGTCTCATTTAGTTGCAACGCACCAACAAAGTGCGACCAACCAGATGTATTATACCAATCTTCGGGTCTACTGACAATATAAAAAACTTGATTTCCCCAAGCTACTTTATCCCCAGCTTTCGCCATAGGTCTGTTTAAACCAAAGGCATCTGAACTAACCCAAAATGCCTTATAAACAGTACTTTGATTATAATTGTTTATAAACTTTATATCTTCGCTTGTTACTGGCTGAACATCTGCCAAAATATCATACGATTCACCAGATGAAGCAACTGCTTCCCCATATTCATTAACACTATAACTACTTCTAGGAGTAATCGTTATTGTTTGCAAAGGATTTATAATGCTTATTGCTTGACTCGCTATATCGTGTAAATTCATTTAACCCTCCATTTTACACTATTAAGCATTTGTCCACTATCAATTAAAGGTTTATTAAAACCCTTTCTTGCTACTGTGGAAGGAGCATTAGGGGGAGTTGTGAAATCAAGAATGGTCTTACGCACATCTTCAACCATTTTTATACCTAATTCTTCGGCAGTTTTCTTCATATTCATTATAACAGGGAGTCTATCTTGAACAAGTTTTCTCCACTGCCGTCTAGCTCTTCCCACAGTATTCCTCATAAAAGGTCTTGGTGGTATTTTCCACCCATCCCCATATTCTTGAACCATAGCAACCCTTGCAACAGGTATTGCCTTTCTAGCACCGTATCTTCTAGGCTTATTTAATTGTCTTTTAGCTAAAATGCCTTTACTTGCATAATACGGTCTATCAATCTCTTCGTAAATATCCCCCTCAAAAAAGCCAACTTGGAGTCTAGCAGATTGTTTTATAATCTCCTTAAACATTTTTTTATCATCAAATTTTATCCTAAAATTTAGCATTCTGAAACATAAAATCCTGATAAATACTTTCCTACAAGTTGACAAAATAACAGTCCATATTGTGTTTGCCCAAAATAAGACTGATTTAATTTACCCATACTTGAAAAACCAATAGAAGTACTTCCTTCGTGAGCATTTGATAAAGAACCCACATTTCCAGCACCTCTGTTTTGTAAAAACAAAATATGAGCCGTTAATAAATACAAAAGTGTTTTTCTATCTTCAACACAAGTTATGATAGAGCGAGAAGTGTTGTTCAGCATAAGACACGCCTGATTAAAGGCTAATAATGCTTTATTCTCTGTCGCATTAAGCTCTGGATAAAAGCTATTAAATTCATCCCATACAAAAACAACACTTCCACTCATTTTATCAATCCTTATTGTTCGCTTTTTTTGTTTTACCAGCTTTTGGGTCAGCTTGTTCAAATCCTAATTTTCTTTTGGATTTTTCTTGTGCTTTTTCCTCAACAGCTTCTTTCTGCTCTTCTGCAAAAATAACACCGTTTTGGATGAAATCACAGTACCCATAATTCTTCAGGATAGCTTCCCAATCCTCACGAGCAATTTCTGTCATACCATACTTTCCAGCTGGCAATAACATTCCTTGCTGAGTAGCTGATACCAAGTGAGATAATGGAATACCTTTTAATTCAATAGTTTTTCCATTGATATTAAACCGTTGTCCCATAGGAATCCCACAAGCAACAACAACAGTATCAGAACCGACTTTTTTACTTTTCTTCACAGCTTCAACTTTCTCCTCTAAGTGAGAAGTATCTGCTTTTTGATTCAAAGTTTCATTCGTTTCCATAATTTTAACCATAATTTTTTCCTCCTAAGTTAAATTAAATACCAGTCATTGTTGAAACAAAAATCGGTCTGTAAACTACTGCACCATAAGTACCGGCCATAAACTTCTGTCCATAGTGTGATAAATACTGAACAATACGACCAGCAATCAGCTTTTCACTGAATGCTAATTCACCCGTTGGCTCGCCATCTACATCCAAAGCAATCAACTGAATTTTCTTCGTTGCATCATCATACTCTGGAGCAACAACAACTTCCAAGTTCAAGAAAGACCGTTTAATCATTCCGATAACAGTTTCAGAACCCAAGCTGTTTTGTTGTGCTAAATAAGCATAGACCGAAGGTCCGACAACGAGTTTATACTTTGTGAGCATATCCACGTGTCCACCACAACGAGCAGACATATCAGCCATTAAAGCCACAATGTCTTTGTAGATTTCTTGACCTGTCTTTGTAGCCCAAGTGGAATATCCACCAGCACCATTAGCAGCAACGATTGCGGATGGAAGATTCGGAGCATTCAAGATACCATAGTTTTCCAATCCAGCTACACCAGACATATAGAATCTGTTGAAGTCAATTGCTATATTTTTCGCAGCCGCTTGCTGTTTACGAGCCAACAAATTGATTTTAGCAGCAGATGCTTCTGCTTCTTCCTGTTCACCATACTCAATAACCGTTTCAAACAGGTAGTTCTCACGGCGAGGATAGTTCACGTTGATGTCAGATTTACCATTGTCTGAATAATCAGAATACGGTTGAGTAAATCCAGTGTTTTCAATTTGCAAGAACTTACGAACCAAGTCTTTACGAGTACCAGCTTTGAATTCATTGAAGATTTCCGTAGCGGCTCTTTTTTGGGTCATAATTTCAATGGCACGATTGTCAAAATATGTCAAAAATTCAACAGGAATGCCAGTGTTCGGGCTTGTGATTAAAGCAGCATCCATAGCCATTTTGCCCTCTTCTTGCGTTCCAACAACGCTGTAAGAATCCAGCTCAAACCCATATTCTTTTAATTGTTCTTTATCCATAATTATTTCTCCTTATTTCACGTTAGAAGCAATAACAACAGAACCACCTGCGGCAGCCGCATTACCAGCCAAAGAAATAACTGTCCAATCCGTTTCGGTAGCACCAGAAACAGAAGCACCAGCATTTCCACAAGTGATTGCACCAGTCGTATTGTTCACAAACAATTTTTTGCCAACAGCGGCAGAGTCTGTCGTTTTCACGAACATATCTCCCCACACAACAACATCAGCCTTACGACCAACAGGAATCTGCAAAGAAGCAGCATCAGCACTTCCTAACGGAAGGTCTAACACTCTCTGCACAATACCAGTCGGTTTACCAGACTGAGAAGCCTTTGCACAAGTGGCAACACCGTTTGTGTCAGAAACCCAAACAAAGTCACCAGCATAAATTGTTTCATCCGCAGCAACACGAGGAGTCGTCGGCGTGTAATGAGGAACTTGTCCATTCGCTACATCGCCTTGAATACCAAACGTGTTGACACGATTCATAGTATTTTGAAAAGCCATTTTCCTTTTCTCCTTTGTTTAAACACGAATGTTTTTTAAACATTCCTCATTACCGCTACTAATGGGAGCAGCATCCAACGCTAGTCTACTTTTAGCTGACATAAAGCCTGCAAAAGCATCCTTATAACTAGCAATCTCGCTTACATTCATACCAGCTTTTTCACAAGCCAGTTTGTAAATCTCTTCACAAGAATCAAATGCCATTACATTGACATCACCAATAACAGATTTAACAGCCTTACGAGCATCATCACGAGCTTTAAAGTCTGCCATTACTTCTGAACGGACTTGTTCTTTGATAGCGTCAATGTCAAAAGTCATTTCATCCTTTGCCATTTTCTTATCGCACTTGTCCATAGAACATTTATCTTCTGCTTTCTTTTCTTCAATTTCTTTTTCCATTCCTTCGGACTCGTGTTCAGAATCTAGCTTTTTAGGTTCTTCCTTTTCATTTTTTTCGCCATATTCAACACCCTCGGCAAAGGCTTCTTTTTCTTTACCTTTAAGGTCTTTTTCATCATCAGCTTCACCAGCTTCAGAACCCTCATAAGCAATTTTTTCAGCCTTTCCAATAATGGTACGAATAAGCTCTTCATCCACTTTCCCTTTAAGAATGCCACCGATTTCATCAATAAGTTTTCTCTTATCAATGTCTTCATCCTTTGCACACTTATCTTCGGCAAGGGATTCTTTCTTTTCTTCTTCCATTTTTTTCTCCTTGTCGGCTTTTTCTTCCCCTGCCGTTTCGGGTTTATCCTGACCATCAGGAATCTCTTTGTCTTTTGCTTTTTCAGCTTCAGAATAACCAATAGCAAGTGCTTGTTTTGGGTCTGTTACCTTTTTACCAGAACCAGACTTTAATTCGCCATCTTTAAATTCTTTCATAACAATACCGACTTTTTCTTGTTCGGATTCTGAAAGTTTTTTATCTTTTACCATTTCATCATCAGCACCCTGCTCCATCCAAATATCATACATTTGTTCAGGAGTATAATCTTCATACCAACCGATAGTTGATTTTAATTCTTTACCATCTTCTTTATATTTAATTACAAGGTCTTTTCCACCACTGCTATTGATTTTTTCTTCAACGCCCAAAAACTCTCCATCAACATCATAATCTTGTTTTGCGTTTTTATACCATCCTGTTATTTTTTCCTTTAAATGATTTTCAATTTTAGGGCTTATTTTTGAAGATTCTTCTTTGTTTCCAGAACCTTCACCACCCTTACTTGTGAATTGTCCATTCTTTTCTCTTGGATGTTCGCTTTCTTTAAATTCATCCTCTGCAAGCATTTTCTTTAATCCGTCAAAAAACATTTCTTTCTCCTTTTCTTCAATTATACCATTTTCTGCTTCAATGGAAAAGTCAGGTTTTTCGTCTGCAACCATTACATCGTGTCCAGCTCTTCCTTCTTTTACCAAAGCAACGTGATTACCAACAATGTCAGTCATTACAAAATCATAGTGCTGTCCGTTAAACTCTCCACTTTCACGAACAGGAGTATATCTATAACCGCAAGACAATTCTCTTTTCTTACCAGACATAATCCAGTCAATATCTTTTTGGTCATACACAATAAGGCTGTTCTTTACATAAGGTCTTTTGTATTCTGCCCTGTCTCCCAAAGAGCCAACAATTTTTTCCTTTGGAACATTCTCAACATCAACCTCAATATGTTCCCGTGTGAGTGGTAAATTGTCAAAGCTCTCAACAGCCTTTTCCAATTCCTTTTCTGGTCTGTAAACATAATAAACTTTATCAGGGTCTAAACCGAAAGACTCCCAATTAGGAATTTCTTTCCCTAAATAAGGAGCAACTTGTTCTTTTGTGATATTACAAGTTTTTACACGCAAATAACCGTTGCTATCAAGTTTTCTGTTTGTGCCTAAAAAGCCACCATTAACAACTATTGAATCATATACTAGCATATTTATTCCTCTGTTACGCTCCTATAATAAAACAATTTTAATTTCTTGTCAAATCATTCATACAACGCATAGTTTTTATAATACACATTTTTCTCAATTTCTTCTCTCATATCATCATCATAATCTGCAATCACTGGATTAAAATCACAGTGGCAATTTATCTTTTCACTCGGATAAATAAATTCTCCCTCAATTAAGCAACCTTTGTCAATATCAAAAATAGCACCATCTGCCATAACGTGATATTCTCTCGGTTTTTCTGCTTGCCAAGTATATTTCCATTTAGCATATCTTATACCGTTAGCAACACATATCGCTTGCTTTATGAGCCTTGTTGTCTTATAAGTTTGGTCGCTGGCTATATTCTTCACTCGTCTCTCAACTATCCCTTTACGCTTTACGAGTTCTTCATTTAATTTATCTTTACTCCAGCCGTACATTAAAGACAACAAAGCAACTTCTTTTATTCCGATAAAATATTTTTCTGGAACACTTTTTATCAATTCTATATTTTCATATTCAATAGCATTCATTAAATCAGATGGTGTCTTTTTTCTCATTTTATACCCAGCAGAAGCAAACGCATTATTCATACCTACTTCCGTGTGTTTTTTTACATTATTCACAAACCACAATGCTATTTTTTGTGCTTCTTTTCCAAATATCTTATCCCACTGTTTAACTCTTTTACGAATAGCAACAGCCATTTCATAAGCACTTCTTCCACCATAATCAGCAAGAACCCAGTACATAACGGAAGCAGACATAGCTTGAACAAGCTTGTCTAACTTCCTTTTATATTCTTTTTCTACACCTTTATTTACAGGTACTTGCTTTAATTCTTTCATTATGATGTTTTTGTAATGTTTAAAGAAGAACAATCACCCATAGCTCTTACATATACCTTGTCTGCACTTGCACAAGTATATGTTAGAACTTTTTGCCCATTGTTGTCAAGCATAATACCAGACATATCTGTCGGCTTTGCAGTGGCTAATTGAATTAACGCATTAGAAAGACCACGACACTCAATGTTGTATGTTTCTCCATCTTCAAGAGAAGCAGTCAACAAATCATCTAAATCTTCCCATTCATCCTTTAACGATACAAAATCTGTTTGTTCCATTTTTCTCTTACTTTCATTTGTTATGTTTAAATAATATCAAAAAAATTTCTATCTGTCAAATAAAAAAAGGGCTGTTTAAAATAGGTATTTTACCGCCAATCAGAAGTATCCTTATTCATTTTCCCAAAATTACAATCTTCGCATAAAACCTGTAAATTGTTTTTGTCTAGCCTTTTACTCCAATCGACAGATAAAGGAATGATATGGTCTACTTGTAAAACAACTCCGTCTTTTGCTCTTCTTCCACACAAACAACACCTTCCTTTTGATTCTTTTAAAACTTCATATCGTATTTTTTTCCAAGATAATGTTTTGTAAAAATCCTTACTTAAATTTTCTTTATTTGGTATTATTATATTTATTGCCTCTCTTTGAGTTTTTCCTTCCATTATTAAAGATACAAACATTTTACGCATTTTCTCGTCTTTATTTATTTTTTTTAATTTTGTTCTTTGCAACATTTTTAATCCTTTCTATTAGTATTCATTCATAGCTTCACTTGCTTCTTCCCAACCTGCTGAAACGTGCATTTTACCGTGATTCTTGATGTATGGCTCTAATGCGTATCTTAAACTGTCTATGTAGTGATTCCACGCATCAACAACTATCGGCAAAATATCTCCACTTATTTTGTCTTTTTTATAGGAATAATACTTAAACTCTTCGTATGTGTGTTTGCAACGAGGGTGTATATATATCTTTTTGAAAGAACGCAAGTACTCTATCCCATCTTCAACAGAGCCTTTCCATTTATCAGCAGCAACACAATCAAAACCGTGTCTTTTTACATACGATATTGTTTCAGGTCTTGCACAATCAGAGCGTATTTTCCATTTTCTTACATCAGGCACAGAATCAAACAAAGCTGGTATTTCTTCCATTTCAACACCAACACCGCCAGCTTCATAATCAATGTACAAACAATTGTCTTCAATAAAACATCTTGTCAAAGCTGTTGGGTCGCAATTATGAACTAGTATACCATTTGCAAAAAACTCCCCATTTTCTACTGTTATATCATATACGACTTCTTTGTCTTTTCTTTGTCGTAAGCAAATGGGCACATTCCTTTGAACAAGCTTTTCTGAAGCTATAAGATGATGCCATAAACTTTTTACCACACGCTTCGCAAATGTATTCTTTTTGGCTTTTACGTGAATTTGAGTGTTTTCTACACCTTGAACAACAAAACTTTTGGTGAACATTCGTGAGAATAAACTCTTTACCGCATTCCAAACAAACACCACGCCTTTTTTGTGCTGTTTCCAATGATTTTTTTCTTCTTTCTGCCCAATTTTCTTTTGTATATCCGTTTTTTGCTCTAATCTCTTGCATTTTTTCTTTCGTGATAGAACCAAGTTTATCTTTGTAATGAATTTTTTGATGCTCGCTTTTAGAAACACAAGCGATATTTTTAATATCGTTGTTAAGAGGATTCCCATCAATATGATGAATATCATAATTGTCTGGAATACTTCCATTATAAAATTCCCACAAGTCCCTATGATAGACTCTTTCATCTTTCCTTGTTTTGTAGTAAAAATAGTTTGGATGCTTCCCATTTGGATAGCGTTTATAAACTTTTCCATTAAATTTGACTTCTTCTCGCATATAACCTCTCTTACTTTCAAATCTTTAACTTTTTTCCAACCATCTTGTGTATATATTCTATGGTCTTCTGTTGCTATTATACGCTTTCCGTATCCGAAGTCAACATCATAAACATCTTTTTCACCATTATTTTTTGTAAATAATACTTTCTTATATCCATCTCTTGTTAAAACCATATCCCCAACTTTTATATCTTTTATAGGCACATCCCCATTTATTGTTGAAACAAGAGTTTTTCCACCAAGACAAGCAAATCCCCAGTCGGCACCATAAAAGAACTGCGTATAAGGCTCTGCTTCAAAATCCAAAATCTCAAACTTCCCTTTAAATATCTGTGCTTCTGTTTCCATAATGGTCTTACCTAACCATATATGCTCATAACGAGGATAGTCTACTTCTTTACAATATTCCATTTCCTTGCGTAATACTTCTGGGAAAAAAGGATTGTCCATATAGTTGACAAGGACTGCTTTACAATCAGGAGGTGGATTTAAAACAAATCTTCTGTATGTGGAATCTTCTTCTCTATCAGGATTGAAACAAACCCATATTTCAGAACCTTCTTTACGAATTGTCGGTATTAACACTTCCCAAGATTCATCACTAACAGACTGAGCTTCTTCAACCATACATATATCAACACCCTCTGTTGATTTTATTTCTTGTACGTTATTTTGTATTCCTTTAAAAAGATATTCAGAGCCGTTTACGCATTTAATGCTATCTCGTGTAATTGAAAAATACTCATTTAGATTTAAGTTATCTATACAATCACAAAGCAACTTATGCACAGAATTAGCGATAGAGTTCTGTAATTGACGAGTACACAATATCCGTGTTTTCTTCTCTAATGCTTTTACAATAGAAGCTTCAATCATAGAATAACTTTTACCAGAGCCACGACCACCATATAAAACCTTATATCGTTTTTTTTCGTTTAATAAAAAAACGCACTTTTCTGGTATTTGTATATTTATAGCATCATTCATCTTTTGTTTTAACAGGAAGTATATTTATGATTGGCGGAGAAAGGTTAGCACCATCAGCACCTGTGATTTCTGTTCTTGTGCCAAATTCATTTTTGGACTTTCGTTCAAGATACCATTTAGCCGTATCTTTATCTTTATTATTCAATGCTTCTGCAACAACAGTTCTTGCTTTTAATAATAGCTTATCTTTCAAAAGTGCTTTTCTGTCGGAAAATTCTGGGTGTTTCTTTATGTATTCGTATAAAGTGTCCCTTGATATATCAGCATAAAGGCAAGCTTCTGTGTCAGAACAACCCAAAGAAAATGCTTGTTCTAATTTACCGACAACATCTGGTGTCATTATTGTTGGTCTGCCAGCGTTTGATTTTTTCATCTTAAACCCCATTCAGCTAATTTTTCAAATCCGCCGAGCTTTTCAATATATTTTCGTGCGACTTCAACAATTTCACTAAAATCAACAAGCTCTCCGTTAATGTTTACTTGCTTATCACCGATAGAACAAATCGCTTTTTGTTCTTTACCCGTTTCCTGTGCTTTTAGGAAGCAATAGATGTTTACAGAACAATCCGCTTTTGACAAATCCTTTCCGTGAATAGTTCCGCCACCTAATGGATATTCAATTCCATAAAAGTCGCTTGCAAGCTTTCTACCTGTAACTCCTGTATCAACATTGATTCCACCTGTCCACTCTCCAAGAGGGTTTATCTTCGTTGCGTTCGGAATAATTTTGTTTATAAGCTCGTTTTTTGAGTTAGACCAACAAATAGTTAGTTCTTTTGTGTCTGCATTTAACACAATCTTTCCGTCTGTTGGTATTCCGCTATAAAGTTCTCTACATATTTCAAGAGCTTCTTTATGAACATCAGGCATAGGAAATCCAGCAAAAACGCCATTATCGCCACACCTAAACTCTTTACTTTGATTTTTAGCCAATTCAACATCTTGTGGAACTCCAATATATTCAAACCTTTTTAAACGTTCTTTACAAATCCGTTCTGCTATATCCCAAACTGTCATAATAGGAATTGAAACAGACGTTTCCCCAGTTATAAAGCAAGAACCGTGTCCAATAAGAACTTCAAATGCACATTTAGGGTTTTCTTCTTTTGTGTAGCAATAATCTACTAACGCACCTGCAATACGGTCTGCGATTTTATCAGGATGCATAGGCGATACTTTTTCAGTTATTATCATTTTTTACCTCCGATTTGTGAAAATATAAGTTTTCTTGAATTAACGGCTTCTTTTCTTTGCTATTGTTTAACAAAGACATTTTACCAAAACTAGCTATCTTTTCAAATGGCGTATTGTATTCCGATATAAATACATCATATTTTAATTTACGAACCCAATCGTCAAACTCTTTATAATTAAAGTCTTTGTCGGCATATTCTGCTGTTCCACGATATGGTGGGTCGCAATAAATAATCACTTCTTCAGATGGATACTCCAAACCGTTTAGGTATTCTAACTGTTGCAGGTATTCTAACTGTTGCAGGTATTCTAACTGTTGCAGCCTTGAACAACACTCAATCTGGGTTAAGGATTGTGTAAGAGCTAATTTTTCAACTTGTTCTATTCTCTCAATACTACAAATCCTTTTATCGTTTGTTTTAATTTGTTTAGAAAAGTTTAACCGCCTATCGTGTAATTTTGAATCGTTTGGCATAGTTAGCTTTAATCCAGTAGCCTGTTTTAATTTTTCAAGGCACTCAAAATCACGATTTACAATAACCTCAAATGCAAGCCGTTTTAATTCCTCAATATCCTTACCAAATAAATATGCCTGTCTATTATTACCAAAAGACCAAACAACAGTCACAAAAACAGAATAAGGGTCGTCTTTGCCAACACATTTCTTAAATTCTTCTCTATCAATCCACTTAATCCATTCTTTTGGTATTTTATTATCTTTTAGGAAGTTCAAAAGATTTACAATTCCAGAATTTTTTTCTGTATAAAAAACCTTTAGCCCGAACTGCGAAGCCATAAGCGACATAGCACCACCACCACCAAAAATGTCAAAAAAGTATTTTGCTTTTGGTTTCTTTTGTACAATAGCCATCATTAAAGAATAAGCTATATTTTGTTTGCTTCCCATATAAGGGAGTCTATATGGATATATCTTCTTCGGAATTTTCATTGTATTTGAATGCCTTTTCTTCGTTTATATGCCCACACGCAGGACAACGACATAATATCTTTTCAACTTCTTTGAATTCATCTTCTAAATCTTCATCATCTTCTTCTACAACTTTAATCTCTGGAACTTCCATCATACCGAGTAAATCTGTGTCTATATCAAGATTTGGTATTTCATCTAAAACCATTTGTGTATCAAACTCAGCCCAAGTGGCGATTTGGTTATCGGCAACCATATCTGCATATTCTTGTGCCTCTGATTCGTAGTCTTGATAATCAACGGCACATTTTTCCCATCCTAATAATTTTATTGCTTCAAGTCTTCCGTGACCTTTTACAATAAATCCAGACCTATTACTCACTACAATTGGCTGTCTTTGACCTTGAAAATCAATAATCTTTGCTAATCTTTCAATCTGTTTTTGTGGATGCTTGTTGTTGTTCTTTGGATTCGGAACAAGTTTATCAACATCCACCAATTCATCATAAGCACAATCTATTTTCATTTTTCCTCCGTGTGTGTTTTATTTTATTTCTATCAAAGAACTTTTATCTGTTACCTGAACCTCTATTTCTCCAGTTTCTTCTCTTTTAATATAACCACAATCACTTTTTTTGTTTTCAAACAATTCTTTTGTTTTCTTTATATTTCTTATTATATGAGGTTTTTTACTTATAACAAAATATTTTTTAACGTTTCCGTGTCTTTCAGCTATTTCTGGCTTATTTGTTAAACAAAAAACGTGTCCTGTTGCCCAATTTCCTCCAACATCACACTCCTCGTTTGAACCTCTATAAAGAATTAAGGGCATACCTTTTTCATCAAGAACTCCATTTCTTGATACTTCTTCAGCTTCATTATCGCTTAAACCAAAAGAAGATGCAAATTTTTTTCTTTTATCAAGCATCTCTTCTGTATCTTTTTCTTTTACTGGAACAATTTTATTCCCTTTTTTAAAAAAATATTTAACCTTGTTAAAAAAAGAATCTTCTGTTATTTCATCCAATGCCATATCCATAGCTTGACGTTCTGTTTCATCTTGTTCTTCTTTATCAACATCAGGTAATGGCTGTTCGGTTGGCTCTGGCGTATCATCTACATCTATCATTGAGTATTCACTGTTTTTGTCCAAAGACAACCGTCTGCGTACTTCTTCTTGACTCAATACACCATTTGCAAGATAAATTGCATCTCTATCGGCTTGTTGCTTGTTCAAAGAAGCTCTGTCTGCATCATCCATATCCCACATTTGAGGATATTTAAATCCGAGTGAGTCATCTATATCCAAGCCAAGATTTAATTGGAATATCTTTAAAACTGTTTCAAGTGGATGCGTAAAGCACTTTTCTTTCATTGACATAATGTAATCATAGAATGACCGCATTTGTTCTTTACTAGAAGCGTTTAATCCACCTTCTCCCTCGCCAATATATTTAATCTTTGGAATACGCCATACTGCTGTCAATAAGTTCAAGGACATTTCAACAATTTCACGAACACCACCCAAAGGAGTGTTAATCTGGCTCAATTCTTCTGTTTCCTTATTATAAACAAACGTTCCATTATTTGTTTTCAGTTTATTAAACATCTTCATACGAGCGATTAAATCAGACCAAGAACCATTTGCCTGCAATCCTTGTGACATATCCGTTCCAAAGCAAGTTAAGCTAAACTTATTCAACAATTCTTGTGCCGCTTCTCTATTCGCAACAAAGTGTGCCACATAATCCAAAGCAAGCTGTGCCTGTGGAATACCAAAGAAATTATACGCTGGCTTCAATAATACAGGTGTATCATTACTTGCAAAATACAAAAACCTACTTGCGTGATACCGTTTTCCTAAAATATACCACCATTCTGGCTTAAAATAATTCTTATCAGTTGGGTCTGTCGTGTTATAGTTTCCCGGTGCTATGTTTACAGGCTCAATAACCTTAAACCCCCTAAAACTTCCCTTTTTAAATGTCTTTTTGTCAAGAATTAAAGGCTCTTCTTTTTCATCATCATCAATATCGCCAACATCAATATAAACCAAGCAACCACCAAACAAGCCGTCTTTCATCATAGCTTCATTGAAAGTTTCTTTTAATTTATATTTGCTTGCTTCTGTTTCCATCTGATTTATGATTTTTTCTTTATCCTCTTTCCCATTATCGTCATCATAAGTCCAAGTTATGAATTTACGAGTCATTTCATCTGCAATAGTTTCTACACCAGCACGGATTAAAGCTTCTTGAGAAACACTTGAAAGCATAGCGTACCCAACAAAAGCTGGGAACGCAGCAAAACTTAAATCATTCTTAAAATTTGATAAAACATTACGAATACAGGCATCCATTGCCATATATGTTTTATAGTTTTTATTTGACTTTTTAGGAGTACCAAGCGTTGTTGGTCTTTTGTATAAATTATCAAAAGTTATATTTCCTTTTTTTTCAGCCAATTTTAAAATCATTGGTCTTGCGTCTTGTAATTGGGTTGTATCAAATTCTCTCATTATTTTAATCCTTTTTGATTTTCTTCCATATTACTACATTTAATTTTATCTGTCAAACCGCCATATACAGTTTTTACATTTTTTTTCATTTCTCTTAATGCCATATTCTCCCATTTATCAGCCATAACCCTGCATCTGTAAGCCTTTTCAAGCAAAATTTCATCTTCTAAATCCCTATTAAATTCTTCAATACTTTGACCTTCAGCTGGCTTAAACTTGTTTTTTAAATAATTCCTAACAACATAATCAAGGTTATCTAGGCAATACCACTCCTCATCTTGTATTAGCATTTATGTACTCCTTTGCTTTTTTTTGTATAAGTTTAAAATCTACATTTGCTAATTCACTCCAAGTCTTTAAACTTTCTCCCCATACTCCTTTCCCAAGACAAAAATTCCTAGCTGTAATAAATCTGTAAGTTGTTTTTTTTGAGCGTAAATCTAACAATGCTCTGAGTATAAGAGCTTTCGCTATTTTTTGCAAGAAAATATACGAATCATTTTCCATCTACTTTCTCCTTCTACATATTACAAATTTATTTCCATATTTTCAAGATATTTATTACTTTTTTTTCTTTTCCACATTTTAAACAAGTTTTATATATTCCAAAAGGTGTTTTTTCATACTCCCACCAATGCTTGCAAAATAATCTTTTTATAAATTTAATCATCTATCCCCCTCTTCTCATATTTTGATTTTTTACTAAAAATAATTTTAAGCTGTTCTAATACTTCATCACAATCATCTTTTGTAGATACACACCCTTGTTCGTTATCTTTTATTTCGGTTATATCCCACAATTTACAATCAACTGCTCTTTTATAATCTTTTACAAACAAATTACCATAAAGCAAGCGAGGAGAATATCCACACTTTGCATCAATACTTTTCTCAAACAAAGATTTTAACGATAAAAACTTTTTTTTATTATATAAAACAGGACAATGAACACAAAAATCTTTTACCTGTTCTATGCCTTTACTTTGCAGATATACAATAGTCTTATTGAAAATTTCTTGCCATCGTGATGGGTTACTTACAAAACGAATATCCCCATTTATAAAATAGGGATATTCTATTGCTTTAAATTTCCTTATCATATAAAAATCATCATTCATAAATAAGAAATTATCTGATATTCCACTTTTACAGGCTTTTAATATCTTTTTAAATGCGTTTTTTTCTCTTTCAAGATTATCTTCTTCTTCTATGTGTATGATATTTTTAATCCAATCTGGCTTATACCCAACAATATATACTTTACTTATGTCTTCACAATTCTCTTCAAGACTCCTCAATGACAATCTTAATTCAAGATTGTTATATTGTGAGCCTTTTCCAAGAATGTATAAAACATCAACCATTTTTAAATATCTTATCCCATTTTTCTTTTTCTATATCAGAATATCCAATACATTTACGACCGCTTGTTGTTAAATCTCCGTGTATTTCCTTTTTTTCTTCTTTAACCCAATCGTCAGGCACAATCTTATATCTTGTTTTTGAGCCTTCTTTTATTTCAACCATCTTCATTTCACACCCCATTTATTTATAATCTATCAAACAACCACAAGTTCTGTTATGATTCCCAAGCGTGAAGTCCCCGTAATCAATACAATAGATTTTACCATTATCGTCTTTTCTGAAATTTTCTTCTTTCATATCCTTATTGCAAAGATATGCAGTTTTTTCATCAAAAACTTTATCTATGTAAGTTTGAATATTTTTGTTTTTTCTAATTTGTTTTTTAACATATCTGATTTTATCTTCATACGATACCTTATAAGGGATATGCTTTACTATACTTAACAACCCACAAGAAAAATAAACTGGGCAGAATATAGGTTTTACGCCATTATATTGCCACTTATTCCCCCATTGTTTAAACTTTTTACCCTTAACATAATATCTGTATCTTTTCCATTCAAGCATATTCATTATGCACCCGCACAAGAATCCACAAAAAGGATTTGCATTATAAAAACATATTCTTGGGATTTTAAAACCGAGATTTCCGATATGGAAATAAAACCTATAACAACCTCTGTTCATTTTTTTAACTCCTTTTCAAAATATTTATCCACATAAGCCCATTGTTTAATTATCGGTTCAACTGTTTTCCAATCGTAAGAATTATCATTGCAAAATAAATAACTCTCTCCAAATTCATCAATCATCATTTCCCCTATTTCAATATCATTATTTGTCCAAATAATCAGAATATCCTCTCCGATCCTTGGCTTTCGTTTCATACTCCTATGCCAACGCTTCATTTCACACCCCACTTTTCTTATATCTGTCAACATTATATTTTTTGTAATAATCAAGAACATTCTGGAACACTGTCCCTATCAATTTCCCGACAAGCTTATCAAACGATATGATAATCTCATTCGCTTCCTTGATTTGTTCCTGTAAGCGTTTGTTTTCTTCAATGTACGTTTCAATAGCACTTTCTTGATTTACGTTCTGTTGCAAAATATCTTCATATTCCTCATAGCTAGGTACAGGGGTTTTTCCATCAGAATAAACCTCTCCAACTTCATATATTTTAACCATTAAAAACCTCCTTAAATACATATTCGACATCGTTGTTTTTATAATATCTTGAATACAACATTTTAGGATTTAGATGAAACTTTCTTGCAAAGTTAGGAAGTGTATCTTTTATTCCGTTTATTACAAAGACAATGTTATTCCTTTTATTGTTTGCTTGAATAAAGGAGTCAACAAAGCGACAGTTTTCTGGGCAATAATTACCATCATTATTTATTCTGTCAATCATTAAACCTTTTTTGTATCCATTTTGTTTTGCCCACGCAAGGAATGCTGGATAGTTTTCTTTCCATTCATCACAAATACATATTCCCCTACCACCATAATCTTTGTATGCTGGCTCTGTTTTACATAAACACCTTTTTCTTATTGACTTCCATAATTGGTATAAAGAATAATCCTCATACTTATGCTTGTCTTTTTGCTTTATGTTTTTGTTTCTCCATACAAGGGCTTCAACTATTCCACACCCACAACTTTTTGTTAACCCACGTTTTAGATTGCTTTCATTTACAATAGTTTTTTTGCCACAATCACAAATACATTCATAATATCTGTGGTAATGTTTGTCTTTATGGTGGAAACCAAGAACGGTTAGTTTCCCAAATCTAGTTCCCTCACGCCATTGTTCAGTTAGTGTCTTTGTCATTCTTCCTCCTTATGTTCAACTTTGATTAGTGAATCTTTCCAATTCTTTTTCAATGGAGCCAAACTATTAAAACAACTTGCCAAATCTATAAAACTCCAATTAGGACCTTGCATTTTCCATATTGGTTCTATTTCGTGGATAACAGGTTTTTTCTCATACCAAACCCAAGTTCCATCCTTATCCATAGCCACCCAACCCTTTTTCAATAGTGGCAATAAATCATAAATCGTTATCTGTTTCATACAACATCCACCTCTATCATCCAGTCATTTGAAATCAAATCATCTATTTGAAATTCACCGTCAATTCTGGTGCCGTGCAAATCAACTTCAATCCAACAAAAGTCCATCCCACTCTTTCTATTTACAAAACAACGAACAGCACCGTGGCTTTGTTCTGCTTTCTTGACGGCTTTTTTAATCGCTGTTAATAGTTTCATTTTGACTCCTTTAATAGTTGCTCTAATTCTTTTATTTGTTCCTCTGGTCTTAAATGAGATTTGGCATATTTAATTATATTTCTTAAATATCTTTTATCTTTTATTAATTGGTTCTTTTTATATTTAATTCCATTTTTGTCTTGCCATACAAAACCATTTTCTTTTAGTTCTTGAAACAATAAATGAAAATAAACAATAAGGTCATCTTCGGAAGGACTATTATATGTCAATTCATTATCAGAAAGTTCAAAACATTCACTCATCATCCACCTCCTATTGTAGTGCTTTCATTATGGCAAGCATTTGGTCAGGTATTCTATTAACACCAATAACTGTGTTTTGATTTATCCAACTTTTCCCCTTTGGATATAAAAATTCACAACAAACGAATCCATCTTTATCAAATACCAACCCAGAAAAAGAGAATTTATCACCGCAAGCATACATAGCTGCACCCATCTTTTTAGCTTCTTCTTTTAGTTGATTCCAGTTCATTTCAACCTCTCTTTCAAAGCACGCTTGGCTTCTCCTTTTGTTTTGAAACAGTTATGAAGCTTTAATGCCATCTTATCCTTTTTCCTATAACTGTTTATTGTGACAACGATTTCTCCACACCAGTCTATTGAATAATACGGCTGTTTGTATTTAGGAATAAAACGGTTGCTTTCTTCTTCTTTCTTAATCCCAAGAAATCGTTTGTATTCATCAATTGTAATTAAACGACTTTCTTCACTCATAATATATCTCCCTTGTATATTTGTTTAAACTCGTATGAATCAAGTTTTGCATAGCACATTGAAAGCTCATCTTTTAATCTTTTGTTTTGCTTCTCTAATCGCTTTATCTTTCTCATAGCCTTTTCAAGATTATCAATGGCTGTCAATAACACATCTTCACCACGCTTACTGTTCTTGCTTTCTTTCGGCTCTGCGAAGTTCCCATAATTAGTTTCGTCTGTTTTCATTTTTCACTCACAATTTCAATCGCATCAAAATCTTTATACCTGTTGCCACGAACAAGCACTGCTTCTTTCCAAGTCATATTGCAGGCTAATAACTCAACAGAACCGTCGTTTTTATATCCGATGACAGAGTAAATCATTTTCTTCTCCCGTTTCTAACAATTTCAAACACAGCTCTTACACGCCTTACTTCTCTCTCAATATCAGATGATTTTTTGTGCTTTCTGCGTGCAATTTGCAATTCCCTATGCAACTGCTCAAACTTCATCCAAACATCATAAGCGAATCTGTTTGTCAATCTTAAATATAATTTTTGTAATTTGTTCATTTTATATACCTTTCTTTTATTGTTAAAATCAGGTTTCCCTGTCTACATTTATAAATAATAAATATATTTTATTTACCTGTCAACACTTTTTTACAATTTTTTTTATTTTTTTTACAGTTTCAGCATATTTTTTCCAAAAAGCCGCAGAAACATTGACTTTTCCGTGTTCTGCTCTATGCACCCAACTATATGTATAACCCATAGCTTTCGTAAAAAACAACAGGTTGCACAAACTTTTTCTTTCTTTTATCAGTTCTTCTACATTCATTTTATAGTCCTTTCGTTAACCATCTATTATAACAAACAGCCGTGAAACTTGGGAAGTCAATATACTTCAAAAGCCACTGCATCTTTTCTTCAAACGCTTCTTTCCCTTTAATATGATATTCTCTGTGGCATTCTGTACAGAGTGGTATCACTTGCCAATCATCTGCCTTATAAGCTGTTCCTGAATATCCAGCTTCTTTTAAATGATGAGCTTCTACTTCATTATACCTACCACAACAGATACAAGCCTGTTTTCTTACATAAGAAAGATACTCTGGATTATGTCTTTGAAAAGAACGTGTATTTAATTCTCTTATATCATCTTGTGTAATATGCCGAATAAAAGTGTATCTGATTGACGGATGCAATATAAGTCCTTGAAAAGCTCTTGCATTATCACAAAGCCAAATTGCCTTATCTATGAATTCAGACATTTCTTCCAAAGACATCTCGCTAATATGCTTCCAAACTTCATACTGCTTGCCATTGAATTGAGTTATTGTCTTTCTTGGAGAAATAGCCTGATAAAAATTGTCCTTTACTTCTTCAACAGAATATTTTATACCCTGTTCTTCAAAGAAAGAAATAACACTATCAACTATCGCACCGAAGAAAAACCCTAATTGTCGTCTTGTTTTGTCTTTGAAAGGGACTCCGTATTCAATAGAAACAGAGCCTTTTTCTTTCAAAGTCCTGTATAAATCAGAACAAGCAACATCAAGCATTCTTTCATTGTAAGCAACTAACTTTGTCATTAGAATGGAACCGTATCATCATTAAACGTTGTTTCTTCTTGCTTTTCTTCTGTTTCAAGTTTTTCAACTACAACAGATGTACTTGATTTCTTTTGCCCTTGTTTATCAGTCCATTCATCAACAGCCAAACGACCAATAACAAAAACATCCTGCTTATCTACAAGCTTTAAATCTTCAAAGCTCTTGCAATTAACAAAAGCATACTTGGATTTTCCATCTTGGTCTTTACCGTTATAGAACTGCAATCCAAATGTGCATATCGTTCTCCCGCTTTTTGTGTGTGATACTGTATATCTATAAGCTCTACCTTTAATTTTTACTTCATTGTTTTGCATTATTTTTCTCCATTTACTATTTGCTTACAAAAAACATACAAACTTTCTGGTGTTGAAAGCTCATATAAATCAAAACTTACCCTTTTAATTATCGGTAATACATATTCAATAAAAATATCTTCATCAATACTAATAAGAGTTTTCCACTCTTGTTCTTTCCCTTTTTCTCCTGCATAATAATGATGGTCTATGTCAAAATATTCCCTCTTTGCTTCTGCAATACAATTTTTTAAAAGCTTTCTAATCATTTAACCCTCCTTAATATATAATTTTGTCATCATCATCTTTTGGCATTTTACTGTCAATAAGACTTTCAAGTTGACTTGCTTCATCAACAAGATTCTTTTCACGCAACTTTCCAATCAATTCAAGCGTTGTTTTCATAAGAGCTTCATTCTGAATGTTAACAACACTTAATTTATTGATATAATTCATAGCATTTGTGAAACGCTCTCTCAAACCATCTTCACTTTCTTGATATTCTTTAAGTTTCTTATTCTGCTCTTTGGTAATCTTTGTGGCTTGCTTTGCAACTTCCTTTTGGAATTCATCAGAGCCTTTTTTAAACTCATCAGCTTCTTCTTCTGAATACATATCTCCAGCAATACCTAAAAGTTTTAAAATAACTCTATCCTTTGCTCTCTTTTCTGCCATAGCCCACCGATAATCATTCTTGCAATTTGTCAAGCTTGCTTCACCGATAGACCAAGCAGATTTGCCATTTTTGTCCTTACCTGAAACACATAAGGCGATTTCCTTTTCTGTAACACTCAATAAAGTCGGTGTTTCAAAGTTAATGTCTGCCCTTTGTGCCACTCTTTCCAAGAATTTATGCAAAGCAATCCAAGCAATCCCTTTGTTATTTCTTTCAAGCAACCAGCATCCATCTTGTATTTCTTCATCAGAAAAACCCAAATCTGAAAAAGCTTTTTTTAAATATCCTTCTAATTTTTTAACCATTTTAACCTCCTACATCATTTTTGATTCAATAAACTCAATAGCCTGTTCTTTCATATCATCACTGATATTTGTATATTCTGACAAGCCATCATACTGTATTAAACGAATTGCTTGTGAACACATTTCGTTATATTCTTCATCTTCATCCCAGTCCTCATCATCAGGCTCTGCAAATCTTGCAAAGTCTTGATTGTGTGAAAAACATCTATAAGATTCCAATTCTGAAACTTCAATTTCTTGGTCGTCAATAAAATCCAAGAGTTCTTGTTTTTGTTCTTCTGTTAATTTCTTCATTTCATATACCTTTCTTTTTAAAATTAACTATGATTTTCATCATCTACATTTGTTATAATATACAATTTTTATTTACTTGTAAACACTTTTTTTAATTTTTTTTCATTTTTTTATAAAATTTCTTCAATTTTTACATAAATACCCGATTTTAAACAATAAAATTTTTCAAAATGCAATATCGCAACGATAGCATCATCTGTAAAAAAACGACATCTTGTCATACAATCAAGAAAAAATTTAGCCAAATTATCACAATCACTTCTTTTATCACACCAAACAATTCCCTTTTTTATATTCTTTTTTGTTTCGTTTTTTCTAAAAGGATATTGCCATTTAATTGTAAGCTTTAATGCCTTATCAAACGGATGGTCTGGTCTATGTGGAGCGAGTAGCCACATCAACTCATTCCGAGTCGCAATACCTTTGTCAATTTTCCCTATAAACATACTTCCTGTTTTTTTGTTCTTGAATATCCGAGTCGCAGATTGTGCTGTTGTCTTTGGTGGTATGCAGTCAATAAAAAATTCAATCATTTATCACTCCTCAAATATAACCATTTCATCTTTTATGCTTTTTTAAAATTTTTGTTTCTATTATTTTTTCATCACTCCAACCACGTTTTCTTCTTTCACAGATTGTCTGTGCATTTATTTTTATTATTTTAGACCATTCTGAAATAGTATGTTTTTCTCCATTATAAATTAAAAAAACATTAGTTCTTTTATTTAAACCTTGTTCTTTTATTGTTATCCATCTGCAATTTTCTGGACAATAATTTCCATTATTATTTATTCTATCTATTGTTAATTTGTCTTTATAACCATTGTTTTTTGACCAATCATAGAATATTTTAAAATCATTTTTCCATTCATCACACATTATTATACCACGCCCACCATAGTTTTTATAATGTATGTGTGTTTTAAGATAACACCTTTTTTTTATCCCTCTCCATATTTCATATAATCTTGTTCCATACATTCCGTGCTTTAAATTATCTTTTAATCTAGCACATCTTATACAGCAAAATCTTTGATTTGTTTTTTTTGAATTAAATAATTTTTTACAAAATTCGCATCTTTTTAGCATTTTATTTCTCCAAATAAATCTCATTAACAAAAAGGCGACAGGATTGTGAGTTGCAATCTTTTCGGGTCTAGATTCCCTAGTCGCCATATTATATTATAATATATTTTTTCCTTTGTAAATAGAAAAAAACAAATTACAATGAAAAACACCATTATTTTTTATTTCTTCTTTATAAAAGTCAGAACAACAAAATATTTTTTCTTTTGATTTATACGAGAAGTCCTGCCCAGTCAGTACCCATCCTTCTCTTCGCCTCTGCTATTTTATCAGCATACGCTGAAACTTTATAGCCATTTTCTTTGGCAAAGTTTTTGATTTCAGTTAAGATTTCATCTCTTGTCATTTTAACCTACCAATTCAGACGGGTCATATCCGTCAACAGCAACTTGATAATTACGCCATATTGTCCTCTTGATAGCAAGTTCACAAGGAACTGGATTACATTCATTTGCGTGCAAGAGCAAGTATTTATACATATCATAGGCTGCTTGTGTTTTATCATTGTTACTTTGAGAATAATCCACATCAACCAGTTCTGCTTCTATGCAAGTAATATTTGGGAATCCACCGTCTTTTTTATACTTTGCATATCTTAAACAAGCTGTCTTTACAGAATCTTCATTGTATTTTTCAAGAACTTTATCCCATTCAGATATAATTTTTTTCTCATCAGCACTACCTCTCCATTTTGGATTACCGTAAATTGCAGACAATGTATTAAGTGCCATTTTTGTTTGATTTATCATTTTAACCTCCTAATTTGTGATTTCATATTTATCCCAGCTTGTGTCATAGTTTTCATTTTGTTTTGGCTTTACTCTGTCCCAAACCCAGCTGTTTGATTTGAAATAGGCATAATGATTTTTGTTTTTATTCTTGCTTCCTGATGTACCCAACCAAGTATCAAGAACTTCTATTGCTTCATTCAAGTTTGGATGAACAGATAAAAGCTTTTCATAATCTTCTTGTTTTAGGCATACATTTTTTAATTCACCATAATTATTATATAAAATATTTTCTTTTATTTTATTTTGTTTTATTTTATTTTCTTTTATTTTATTGCTAGATTTGCCATCATTTGCTAGCTTTTGGTAGCATTTGCTAGCTTTTGCTATACCACCCAAACGACCAGATTTCTGCCTTTTCTCTATAATTGATGTCAATTTATCATTATATTCATCAATCTTTGATTTTATAAAAATCCAAACTGGACTAAAGCATTTTACATCATAGCCAGACTGGTATTGTAAAATGTATTTAAACACTTTTCCAGCTTCGTCATCGCTCAATGCTTCTACAAGCGGTTTCCATTCTGTATAAATATTAGTTGTTTTGTTTCTTATTTCCATTTTCCATAATCCTTTCAATATCTTGTTTAGCAAAATCCCAGTATTTTGAAATGATAGTAAGATACCCAAACGGCATCCTGATAGCCATTAGCTCACTTTTCATCCTTTCAAACTGTCGGTTGAAAATTCTTTCTGTTTCTTTATCTGTTTCTTTATCCATTTTCCATAATCCTTTCAAATAGGTGGGGTTTCAGTGCGTTAGAAAATCGGACATAGGCTTATAAGAAACCCCAAAAAACAGCACTTTTCCTATATCCTTTTCTATATATAAACAACTTTTTTTGTAAAGTAAACAACTTTTTTTATTTTTTTTAAAATTTTTTTGTTGACTTGATAAAAATATATTGTATAATATATACGTTTCTTAAAAGAAGCATCATATACCTTTACCGAGTATCCTAAAAAAATACTCGGTTTTTTATTTTTTTTGTTTGCATTTTTATTTTTATATGTTATAATAGATTTGTTCAGATAATCTCCTATTTTTTATATTCTGAAGATAAGTAAACACAAGAAAGGGCTGATTAACGTCAGCCCTTTTTTAATCTATTGTATTTGTCTTCCTATTTGTTTTGATAGCCATAAAGCTTGCTTGAATAATTTATCCCTTTTTTTATCATCCTTGCACATACGAACATACTTGCACCATTTTATATACTGCCTTTGTAAATGAGTGAGTGATTTCATATTTACCTCCATAAAGCTAAAACAAACAACCCTGACATAACTCCACCCCAAATCCACTCGCCTATATTCCAAGCCGTTTTATCTTTGTTATGTTTCGTCTTTAATAATAGGAGTGTTGGGATTGAATAGCATACTGGCATTAAAGCACCGCTTAAAATATACCAAATGTTATTTATAACCAGACCAATAGGGAAAGTCCAAATAATCCCTCTTAATCCAAGTGTAATGAATCCATACAAACGAGGTTTGTCTATGAATCTTTCGCATATTTTATCTATTGCATACACCTCTACCTCATCAGGATTTACTTCCCCTGTTGTCAATGCACCGATATATTTACCCCATCCACAGCACTGCTGTCCAGCAAACACTGCTATAAATGTGCATATACAAACATTAACATCAAAGGATGAATAGAACCCTGCAATAAAACTGAAAAGCAAAGAAAATAAAACCTTATTGCAGGGTAGCCATTTGAATAATCCACCTCTTACCCTATTTAGGAATGCACCGAGTAAGATAAAAAGAACTAATGAACCTGTCTTTTTTTGTGTCTTATTCATTTTATATTAACGCTTTAATTTTTTCCAACTCCTCATATAATAACTTAGCAGAAACAAGCTCTTCGTGTGTACTTGCAGATGAAATTGAACTTGCTAAGTTTGCTTGTACAAGAGTTCCACCTTTCGCATTTAATGTCCAAGGCAAAGGAACGTCTGATTTTGTGACTTTGAAATCCTTTAAGTCAATATCCCCATTTGAGAAAGGACCTCTACCGCTTGCGCTAGGAGTATTTAATACACCTATGGCTATCTTCTCTCCATTAAATGCACCTAAGCAAGATGCAGTCAAACTTGTACTTGAAACGCTTGTATAGGTTGTTCCATCAGTTGAATAAGATACATCAAACGTGTAGCTTGATGAAGAAACTCTCGTTTCCTTTATTCTTATATAAGTTTTTTCGTTTTGTGGAAATACACCAGTTCCACTATTTACTGACACAACATTTGTATTATTTATACGACCTTGAACTTGTAATCTATTCCCTGTTGAAGATTGAACAATTCTTAAATAATTTTGTCCGTTAACATATATCGTATATAAGTTTCCTGTTGATACTGTCGCTGTTTTAACAGTAGCCGAGAAATCTAATTGAACAGAATCTCCATCATTTGAAAGGGTTGAATTAAGCGTTCCTTTTGTGACCAAATAATTGCTGTCTGTAATTCCACTTAAAACCCCATTTGTGATTGTGGGAGTTCCTGTAATATCATACTGAA